TAAATTTTGCTAATTTTTTTCATTTTCTTTCTGTTATCTGTTACAAAGATATAATAGTTTTATAATAGAACAAGTCTTTTTGAAAAATAATTACTTTTTTTATCCAACAAGGCTTGAAGCCTTAATGCTCGGAGCCATAGAATAATTACCATACAAGACATATTCACTGCCATTGTATTCTTTTATACGTCTTACAATCTTGTCATTTGCCGACTTAAAACGTTCAAATGTAACAGACTTTTCTGTTCTTTTAACACAAATGTATTCAGGTTTTAAATCACTGTCAGTAATGAACCTCATTTGGTAAATGTTACCTACTTCAAATTTTGCTATTGATTCCATTTTTAAACGTATTTAATTTCTGTTTGAATTATTTTTTTACCTTGAATAAATTGAGTTACAATTACATTCCCCAACTTTTTTACTATAATTTTAATTTTTTCAGCTTTCATTGTTACCAGTTGTTTATATTAAAATTCAGTTATAAATGCAATTTCATCATGTATAAGAGCTTCTTCTTCATCAGTTATGTCTTCAAGAACAAAGTTTGTCCAAAAATCACCCTCTTTAATGTCGGTTACTTGTTGTAACAAATCCATTTCTGATAATTGGTTTTCAAGTTCCCCAGCAAATTCATTAGCTATTGTAAAAGTTGTTTTCATGTTTTCTATTTTTATTTCCTTGTTTGTTGTTACAAAGTTATAACAATAATATAATAGAACAAGTCTTTTTGAAAAAAAACTTTATTTTTTTTTCTTATAGCTTCAATTGAGGTAACATTGATTTTATGAACATTGACAGTCCAGCAAGACAATCAGGAGCATCATCGTGCTTATTTTTACCGTCCTTTGAAAAGTTTTTTACGTTTTCAATAAACTGTTTACACTGGTAACTTTCATCATTTAGGAACAAAAATGAGTTTGTGATAGTTGCAGATTGCATTATAATTCGTGTCATTTTGTTTTGTTGGTTATTAACCTGAAGTATTTTACCAGTGACCAATAGTTGCAAGTGCCTTGAAAACATAGCTCCCATTGAATTACTTTCAACCCTACAATATGAAACTTTCCATTTGTTTAGTTTTTCAGCACAAAGAGGTATCGTTATGTCTGTATTATCACGACTAAATAAGTAGTCAACAACGTAAACCTGACCACCAATTATCACTGAAATAGCCATAGCAGTAAAATCTTTTCCTTGGTCAGAAACGTCAATGTAGGCAAAAGCACCCTCTATTTTCTGTTCAATGAAGCCAAAATCTTCCATTGATATTGTTTTTACATCAGAAAATAACCTACCTTTTATGTCAACTGGGTTCTGTTGGTATTCAGCTGACCAAATATCAGGGTGAATTCGCTCCCTTATTGCATGATATTGGTCTGTTGACATAACATCAGGGCAAAATGTTTCCCCTTTGTCATTAAGTGCTGAAACTATTATTGATTTATCGTAAAATTTGGCATCTAAATTCTTCCCTATGACGTCATTTGTTGACCAGCGAGTTCCTATATCTATTTTGGCACAATTACGTTCAAGACGTGAATCATGGGTTGCTTCTTTCCACTGCAAAACTCTTTCGTTTTGGGTTTCTGAAATAGCATCTTCAAGACCACGATATAAGTCATCAGTGATAGCGAGCTTTGTAGCTCCAAAACCAATAATAGTTCCACCAACTCCAGCTCCAAAATAACCAACTTGACGTGACTGGTTTGTATTCCAGCCTTGTAAATTAGCTTTGTCACTTGATAGCCTAACTTTTGGGAAAACTGCCATAAATTTTTCAGTTTTTAAAATGTTTCTTACATCATAACTGAATTTTAAATATAGTGTTCCAGTACAAGTGTTTCGCATTATTGATTCTGTTGGGTTTTTACCTATTACCCATGCAGAAAAAATTGTTGTTATGTATGATTTTCCAGCTCGAGGGGGCATTGAAACACTCAATGACTTAATTATACCGTCTTCAATTTGTTGGTAGCCTTGAGCTATTTCTTTAAGAAATTCCCTTTTACTAAAAAATTCAAAATCATAAAATAAACAAAACTCCCAAAAATTTCTTCTTAGGAGTTCGTAATACATTAATTTCTGTATTTTTTCAACCTTATTCATTCCTTTGGTTAATGAAAGTCCTTAAATCTTCATCTGTTATATTTGAAAAATCATGTTCGTGGTCAATTACTTCAAATTCCTGACGTTCAATGTAGCCACGTTTTTTCCCTTTGGTTTTTAAAAAGAAAATTGTGGCACTTGTATTCCCCTCATTTATTTGTTTGTGTAACTGGCTTTCAGCAAAGTCAAGTGTAACTTCAATAATACTGTCAACTTCGTTTTTATATTCTTCATCCTTTGCCAGCCATTCGTAATGAGTTGACCTATGAATTCCAATTGCTTTGCACGCAGTTGTTACTATCCCCAAACTTTTTTCAAGAGCTTCAATCATTGCTCTTTTTTGTATGTCGGTTTTTGACGTTTTTTCCTTTGCCATAACTTAATTTTTTACTTTGGTGACCAACTTTTTGAGAAACCTTTATCATCAAAAACTTCTGACTTTGGTATTCCAGCATTGAATAACAGTCTTACAACTTCCTCACGTTCCATTCCCAGCCTTTTCATTATGTCATTTCCTGATACTCCAGCCTTGACCATGTCAACTACTATATTACTCATTTGAAGCACCCCATGAGTCCCTCGTGCTCTATTGTGTCTTACAGTTGCCATTTGTTGCTGGCTTGCATTCTTTGGAGTTATCATTACAACTGGAACAATACCGTCTGTAAGCTCAAAAATCTCTTTATGACCTGAAACAGTCCAACGGTGAAAACCGTCAACAATTGTATAATCAGGATTTATAACAATTGGTTGAGTCCAACCGTCTTCAAGAATGCTTATTTTCAATAATTTTAATTCAGGGGGAGCAACTTTGTTTGGGTTGTAGCCATTAGGTGATAATTTTTCCCTATCAATCCACATGATATTGTTTAAAGGTTGTTTTTTTAGCTTTTCCATTACTTATTTTTTAAATCGTTTACGTTTATATTCTTCACTTCCAAATTTTAGCACTGCTTCATCAAATGATGTTATTCCCAGCTTTTGTTGAGCAGTAATCGCATTCCCCTCTAATTGTGGTCCAGTTCTTCCTTTGAAATCACCTTTGGTTATAAGTTTACAAATAAAATTCCAGCCAGTGCCAGTAAGAGGGTGATGTTCCTCGTCAGGAATAGGGTCATTGGTTTTATCATAGTGCCTTTTTATAATTGAATTAACGTTTTTCTTAACTGCAATTATATCCACTGTATCGTAACTTTCAAGAATTACTTCAGCCCATTGTTTGTAGGTTATATTTTCAGGTTTGGTTTGTTTTCCATAACCATAGATTTCAGTGTTGGCATATCTCCATGCAGTTGCAACTCCGTCAACTCTTGAAAGCATTTTGTGCCACATTTCAGGAAAACATTCCGAATACATCCATAAACCCCTAAGAGGTTCCTCACCAAATGGAGGGCAAACTCTTTGAGCTAAAAACCCATTGAATAATTTTGTTTTATTCATTACGTCATAGGTTTTATTGTAGTCCCAGCCAAATTTCTTAACACATAACCAAACGTCCTCACTGTTCATGTCATAAATAGGGTGAGCATGAGCTACATTCCCATTTCTTGCTATGTAATTGTCATTTTTTTTGGCAGAAACTGCTTTCATTCGCCTAAAACTTTCTTGGGTTCTTACTCCAGTTAAAATAACAGTGCTCCCAGTGTTAATATCAGGCAAAAGTGAGCTAAATTCCTGAAAACTCATACCTTTTTTAAACTTTGGGTGCTCTGTTATTAAAAAAGGGGTTTCAGGCAGTTCACGAACCCACAAATCACGTTTTTCACTATCCCAACAATACCAAAACGGTTCCTCATTTGAACAAGCATTACGATGTTTAAATTCAAGGCAAAACCAATTAAAATTTAAACCTTCTGTTTTTGATACTCGGTGAACATATTCAATAGTTGGTGGGTGAATTGCTTCTTCATCAAAAAAGTTAACAGTGAACTTTCTGCCTACCTCTTTTGCCACTTTTATTGTCATATTCAATACGCAAGTGCTATCTTTTCCACCTGAAAAATTAACAACTACATTGTCAAAAGCTTCAAATAGGTATTTTATTCTTTCACAACCAGCATCAAAAACATTTTGCTCATTATATTCCTTTTTTCTTACTCGGCTCATGTTATTTTGTTTGAATGTCTTTTATATCACTGGCAGAAATACCGTCAACAATTGTTCTGTTTATCATTGGGTGAATTTCATCAGTTGCACCAAAATCACTATCAGGGTGATATGCAACCAATTTCATAACTACATCAGTTTCTAAATCTGACCTAAATTTATGCTCCCTATCAGCTGGCAAATAAAAAATTTGACCTTTTTCAAGTGGAAAAACATTGTCAGGAGTAAAACATTTTGCTCCACCAATTATAATGAATCCACTTCGTGTTGAGGGGTGAGTGTGCATTGTTTGGTGAACGTTTTTTGGCATATACAAGGCATTTAAACAAGGGTCACCTTTTTTAATTGGATTGCTCAATACTGTATCTTTGCAACCGTCAATGTATTTAAGTCTTCCCTCACTTTCAACCTTTCCAACTGTTATCATTCCAATATAGTTTTCTTTTTGCCAAACTGCAAATCTATATTTTTCACTTTTTGAAATAACTTTGAAGCCTGAATTGGTTGTAAAAAAATATCCCTCAGGAACACTTATTGTTTCATTATTTGATACAATGACCAAATGTCCTATATCATTGTAGCCATAACAACCTCCAGCACCCTCTACAACAATTGTATCAGGTCTTTCTTGCGTTATGTTTTCAAATCCATAAATTTTAGTTCCTCTTTTATCATCAACAAGCAACCCATGAAACTCATTGAATACTGTAAATTCATTTTTCATATTAAAATTGTTTTTCTTTTTTTATTGTTTCTGTTGTTATTCCATGACTGCCTTGTTGAATAGGTTTAAAAACAACTTCGTCAAGGTTTAAGTGAGCTGGCAAATTGATAATATATTCAACCAGTTCACCCATGTCATTCGGCTCAATTAATTTTAGGTTTTCAACGTGCTTTTTCACCTTTTCAACGTCATTATTGTAACGTCTATATTGAAAATTCGTATTACCTAAACCAGCTTCAATACTGGTTGTTCTTATTCCAGTTCCCAGCCATTCTTTTCTGATTGTTTTCATTACAGTGTTTGATGCTGATTTTGAAGCACAATAGTCAGCTCCACCAACGTAGGAAAGTTCATGAGCAATACTTCCAATAGTAATAAAGCTCCCTTTACTTTTCAATAGTGGCTTGTAGGAATGTTTTAGAACTTTTAATAAACCCAGTGTATTGACTTCAAAAACCTCTTGAATTTCATCTGTATTTTTATCACTTACATAGTCTTTACCTATTGCAAGACCTGAAGCATAAACCATAACATCAAAGTCACCAATTACGTCAAGAACTGTTTTTATTGAAGCTCCGTCCCTTACATCAATATACGGTTGGGAAGTTCTGCCAAAAGCATAAACCTCGTGCCCTTTTGACATCAAATGTTCTGCAATACCTTTGCCATATCCTGATGTTCCACCAATTACAATTACTTTTTTCATGTTAATCTTTTTTATAAACTCTTACAACTTCCATTAAAGCATCTTCCAGCTTTTCAAAACCATACTCTTTCCTAACTTTATTTAGTAGCTCAACAAGAACTATTTTGTTCTCATGCTCCATAACTATTTCAAAAATTGAAAAACCGTCATCTGAAGCTTTTGGCTCACTTATTTTTGGCTCATTTTGGTCATCATCTTCAACGTCAATTGAAAATAAATCATCATTTGGTTGCCAAACGTCTAAACCCCAGCTTTCAATTTGAACTTCATCCCATTGGTTTGCCAAAATATCCCAGTCCCATTCACCCCCTGAAACATTGTCCTTTATTAAAAACTCATTTTGTTGTTCAGGTGATAAACCCTTTGCAATAATTACTGGAATTTTTGTTTTCCCAGCTTCAATGCAAGCCTTATACCTCATATTTCCACCGAGTATTATCATGTCCTCGTTCACTACAATTGGTCTTAATTCCAGCATTTCAGGAAATTCATTAATTGATTTTACCAGCTTTTTAAATTTATCATCTTTGATAATTCTTGGGTTGCTGGGATTTACTTTGATTTTACTTACATCAAGATATTCCATAGGTATTTTATAAAAAATGTTAGACCAATAATAGCACTTACAATGACTGTTCTAATCAATGTATTTCGTAGTTCTTCCTCATGCTTAAACCATATTCTGATGTCATAGTTGTTTACAGTTGGTATAACAACACAAATGATTCTATCAAAAAAATAGAGTGCCAAGAATAAAGGGAGTATCAATACTCCCACAATTTGTTTAAAAATTTTTTTCATCTGTTTTATTTAATTTAAAAAGGGAAATCATCATCATCAGGAATGTCTGTTTCAACAATTGCTTCAGGTTCTTTTTTCTTTGGTAGCGAAAAACTGCCTACATAAATAGTGGCTTCTTTACTGTCTTTTGGCTTTGCCAGTTGTAATTGAGCAACTTTTTCATATTGGTCAGGCTCGTCATTGTGCCATAAATTGACATTGACGTATATTTTACCGTTATTAGCTTTGCTGAATGCTGGGTGACCAGCTTTGGCTTTTTCATTTAATTCTGATAGGCAAATTGAACCTAAAAATAATTTGTTTTCCATTGATTTTTTTTTCAAATATAGTTATTTATTATAATTCTATTTCAATAATATAACAATTTTAGTGATAAGCATCACAAATTGGTTTTTCTGAAGAACAAGACCACAAAATAATTACAACTGCTAAAATAATTCCTATTGCAATTGAGTATCTGATACTCGTTTTTACCGTTTTTTCTTTGATTTCAGCAATCTTTTTTGCTTTTGCATCAATTTGTATTGCTTTTACATTTTTTGGCTTCTGATTAAACCTTTGTAGGTTTCTTCTTTGGTTTCTATTCATATTTGTGTTTTCCTATTTTGTTTTCAATTTTTAGTGCCTTTATTATTTCCTTTTTTGACAAAAAACTATCATCTTCACCAACGTATTGAATGCTAACTTGACCAGTTCTTGAACAAACTGCCATGTGAAGTGAAAACTCTACATTGTCAATATATTCCTCTGTTCCAACTTTTGCTTTTTTGACTACTTTTCCTAAATAGTTTTTATCAATTACCAGTGGCAAATCAATATAATTTTCTTGGTTTTGTTGAACTTCTTTTTGCCATTCATTATTTTTTTTCTTTAACCATTCATTAAATGTTTCCATAACTATTTTTTTTTAAAATAAAAACCTACAAATATCAATTGCAACGTTTTCAGCTTCAGTAATTAATTCTTCTTCTTTGTCTTGCAGTTCTGACCAGTATTTTCTAAAAGCATAGTGAGTTGATTCATGAAATACCAGTGAATAATTTTGAGCTGGATTCAAAGTGAATGCAGTTTGGTTTAAGAATAAATAATATGTCTTATTTGTTCCATTTGGAAATTCATTACACATTCCGTCAATATACGTTCCACCTTGTTTTATTCTGTTTAAACAATTTTCACGAGTTAGACCATGCAAACTGTCAACTTCAAAATAATCAAATAGTGAGGTTGCATCACTGCCAACAATCAAGACCAAATCAGGTCTTATCATTTTAACTGCTAAAAGGTTGCTTTTTTTCATTATTAAATCAGTTTAAACATTAATTTATTATAAAATTCATTTGCATATTCTCTTGCAACTTTTACCTTTTCAATTATCTGTTTTTCAATTGCTAAATCACGTTCATATTTAATTGTGGTAAAACGTAACCTCAAATCTAAATCTTCCATATCATGCAAGTCATTATTCTCAAAACCCCTTAATTTGTCAGGAGTGGTCATTAAGCAATAGGTGACTTCAGCACTTTCGCACCCAGTTAACATCATGTATCCCCTCATTTGATACTCATAGGTTGTATTGTGAGCTTCTTCTGAAAACAATGGGAACGTGGCTTTTGACCAAGGACACTTTATATCAATTATTTTATTGTCATGAATAATATCAGGAGTTCCAGTGATAAAATCATTTTTGAAATTTTGTCCGTTCTTTTTATAATCAATACCAGTGTGAAGTGATAGCAATTCAATTGCTTTTTCTTCCATTAAATTCCCCTTTGTCAAGTATTTATTATCAAGTTGAACTTTGTAACCATAAACCAACTGTTTAATGATTAATTCAACTGCAGATTTTCCACCTTGAGTTAAAGCCAAAGGAGCATCACGTTTTGATATTAATTCATCACGATATTCAGCTTGTTTTTCAGTTAATTTTATTTTTGCCAGCAACTCATTTAATGTTTTTTCTTGATTTTCTGTTAAGCCAGCTTTCCCATTTGCTATGTCTGCCAAAGACGAGCATCTAAATTTTAAATTTTCCATTTTTTCTACTTTTTAAAGGTTTATTGAGTCAATTAAATTTTGCTTTTGTTCTTCAGTTATTGAGTATTTTGTGCCAACTAACTTTAAAACCTTTTCTTGAATACCGTCCTTAATTGCTTGATTTATATTTTCATTTGTCAAGACTGTTATTTTAGGAACTTCAATTACTGGCTTTTTAGGTTGTTCAGTTTTTGTGCCATGAGTATTGGTTGCATCAGCATCCTTTGTATCATCTATCAAAAACATTGAATTAAGTGCATATTTTCTTGCGTATGAACTTGTCGCTCCAGTTAACTGCATTGAATCCATTCCTTTTTTTGAATACTCCTCCCTTGCAGATGCAGTTGACTCAATATATTCAGCTCCATAGGTGAACGTGCAAGTTGCTTCAACGTAAACTCTGCCATTTTCTTTCAATATCACCCCATCTTCATTCAAGACAACTTCAGGCACTCCAATTGATACAATTTTATCAGATAACTTGCAACCAGCATTGTGACGTAACAAAATAGGCTTCAATGCTTCCATTATATCCTCACAACTTCTGTAATTATACTTTCCAAAATTGTTTCTTTGGTTTTTTGGTGCTTTTAGTTCATTTTGAACCAACGTCAAAACTTCATAAATGCTAATTTGCTCAACTTGTTTTTCTTTTTTTTCCATTATTTCCAGTTTTAAATTGTTACTTAATTATTTTTTTGATTTCTTCATCAGTTAGAACCCCTTTTGTAATTGCTTTTCCCAACAATTCAAGTCCTAAATTTGCTTGTTTAACTTTGTTTGAAACGTCTTTATCGTTCAAAACCCCAACTTTTTTCATTAAATCAAGTGTCTTTTCAGAATCACTTGTCAATGTTAATACCATACTTGTAGCCATTTTCTTTCTTTTTAAATTATAATTTTGTTACAAATTTATTATATTATTTTAATATACCATTAATTAAAGCTAATTTTTTTGACTGGGTTTCAAGTTCAAGAGCAAAAAGTTCAAGTATTATTTCAAACATTTTTGAGCTTTCAAGGTATTTTTGTTTTGAATCTTTTACTGGCAAATCTTCCGTTTCATTGTAAAAATCAGCTTCATTCATTAAAGCCAGTTCATCAATTATTTTTTTTAGTTCTGCAACCTCTATTGATGCAGTTGATTTTTGGTTTAAAATCCTTTCAATTGATATGCTGGCTCTTTCAACCAGCATATCAAATCTTACTTTTTTCTTATTCATAACTCATTTGCTATTTTAAATTTCAACCAGTAATAAAATTCCTGAACTGATTCAGGTTTATCAGTGTAACATTGTTTTGTAACCAACAAA